CAAAGTGTTCTATAAGTAACTCTTGAAAAGGTCTTATAATTGTATTGTCAAAAAGAATTGAGGCCGTCTTTATTTCGTCTGCATTGTTACCTAGACCGGTACTATCTTTAATACCTAATAACATAGGCGAAACTACCCTATGAGCTAACATAATTTTTTTTGTACTTTCCTCGCTTAAAAACTGATATTGTTGATGAGCGTCGGATAATTGTACGGGTGTTATTTCAGCTTGAGCATCTCTATTGTCGTTAAATGCTAAAATAAATTTACCGGCGTTACTAGATCCGCTAAACTTTTGAGCTATTTTATGCTCTAGTAAACGTCTCTCTTCCTCGTTAGGAATACCGTTATTAAAGTTAATTAACATTGACGGGCTTAATCCTTGTTGTATGTTATTGATATGATAGTTAGAGATTTCCTCTTCTAGACAACAATACTGAATACCTCCTTGATAATCTACCGGAGTATAATAATAAAAGCCCGCCGAATATGGCTGAATATACATTATTTCAATAGACTCTTTAGAAAAACCAAAGGCCGGTATACGTTTAGGTACGTCTGAGTTTTTAATATTAGCCCAATCTTTAAAATAATAATAAGCCTCTACTTCTCCTTTACTGTTTGCTTTTTCAGCTCTTAAAGTTTCTAAAGGCATATGCTCGATTTGAGCTATTGATTTTCTATCTTTTGAATAAATAACTTGTACGGCACATTGTCCCATTAATTTAAGATCATAACTTAGCTTACGTACTACATTAGGTTTTAATAATGTAATCATTTTAGCGTAGTCTTCCGGTTTCTTATTTGCGTCCGTTGCGTTTAAACCTTTACCGTAAATTTGTTGAGATATACCATTGATTGCGGCTGAGTTTGTAGGGGATCCGTTATAACGATCTATTAGATATTGAAAATAATTATTATCGTCCCCATACTCAATCCAATCTTTATTAGCTACCTCTTTAATTTCGGGAGCTGAATAAGTGTTAAGATTTACAAAACTAACCTCAGATTTTGAGTGTTTAGTAAATTGTCCTAATTTGTTTCTTAATTTTCTTTTCATATTACAATATACTCATTATCGTAAGAATTATTTGTTGTATACTGATCCTTATTTATGTTATAATGATCGTTGTCGTGTAATTGATCTATGTCTTGATCTGTTACAAATATTCTATCTCTATATATTCTTTCTTTTTGATCTGAGTCTGTTTGCCATAACTCGTCGTATAACTGCCATAAACTTAAATTAGTATTCCAAAAATTAAAGTCAGCGTATAAATCAAGATCATAAAATCTAGCCTCTTTAAAAATACTATTACTAGAGGCGTCTATATAGTTGTTTGTAAACTCCATATAGTTACCATTAGTCGTAACTGTATCCTCAAAATATGTAAATGATTTATTAAGACTAGAATCTCTTACATCAATAGTAAAGGATCCTAGATATTCTCTAGGTATAACCTTTAAAGTTTGAGATGCGGTTGTCGTTAATACAATCATTGCTTATATAACGAGAAGTATATTTAAATTTGTAAAATAAAAAAGCGGCCAAAAGCCGCTCTCTTATAATTAAACTAAAATTAAGATATGTTAAGCGTTAGGATCTATTGGAGTTACCGAAGATGCTGTAATTACGCCCGCATCAACGAAAGCCGGAGCTTTCTCCTCTTGTCCCTCTAATACTAGAGTGAATCCGTATAGATCGCCCGCTGCTGCTCCTGTTACAACCGTTCCTCCTGTTACTTCGCAACCATTCTCAATACCGCATAAGTATTGTTTTCCTAAGTAATCCTCTACTACTACGTGAGGTCTACTAACGCAAATTAATTGTAATTCTTGCTGAGTTGCGTTATCTAAAAACGCTAGTGTTATATTTATTGTTTGACTGAAAAAAGTCGTACCGTTTTCTCTTGATGAGTTTACAGTAGACTCTAGACTTGAGTTGCCTTTTACGTCATACTCAAACCAAGCCGGACTTCCTCCTATTGCGTCAATAGTTCCGTCAGCATTTATAGTTACTGTTCCTAGAGTACCATAGTCAGCAAAGTAAATTTTCTTTACTCCACCGAAACCGGTTTTACAAGGTAAATTTCTTCCTTTTGTTAAAGCACAAGCCATATTATTATATTTTTAAAAAGTTAAAAAAAAGGGTAGAGTAGTTTTCTATCCTACCCCTTGTTAATTTATTATACTGTTGGATCGTATAATACAACCTCGCTACCGAATCCGTATTGGATACCGCTAGTAAATCTCATAATAATTCTGACGTTTTGACTTCCGTCTAGGTCAGCCATATCTAGAGTTTTTACTAAGTTATGGTCGTTTAATAATCCTGTTCCAAAGTATAGGTTGCTTTTTTGAGCTAGTACCATTTGGTTATCATTAAGACCTTGAGCTAAGAAAATATTAACTCCGTCGAATGTTAATGGTTGATCCATAGAGTACCACATATTTACTCTATTTTCGTAGCCGCCACCTTGAGCCGCTAAAGCTCTTACGTATGCTTTTGCTACGTTTCTAGAGACGTATAAATGTAAATCCTCTTTTCCATAAAGAGCAGACGGACAAGCGTCGATTACTTTACCCATTTCTGCAATAACGTTACCCGAGTTTACGGTTGTTCCTGTAATATCAGAAACATCAGCATCAGCTTTGAAAAGAGTTACGAAACCGTCAAACTCTCCCGCCGTAGCGTTCGCTCCATTCCAAATAGATTGCTCTGTTTTTTGAGCTACTTGAGCTGCAACTTCGCCGATTAAGAAATCGCTAAACTTCTTAGGCATTTTTTCATAGGCAGAATAACCTAGCTCTGCCGCTTCCCACGAGCTTACAAATGGAGTAAGACAAAGTTGAGTATTAACTTGAAACTCCTCCGGTTGTAGGACTCTCTCAGTTAAAGCAACGTCGCCCGCATCTGTAAAGTCGCAAGAAGAATTAGCTATAATTCCACTTACCGCCATTTTTGAAATGACTTCTTTGTATTTAATATTAGGCATAACTTCTATGCCGCCTTTTGCTATTGTATCGCCGGATAGAAGAGCCGCAGCAATATATTTACCGCTCCATTGTCCCGCATAGCTACTTGTTATTGATAATGACATTTTATTTAAATTTTAATTGTTAAGTTTTTCAAATATTCTATCCTTGATAGATTGTTGTTTATTCTGTGAAAACGTAAATCCTTTCGGTCTTTCGCCTGTTCCTGTTTCCGGCGAATGTTTGATAGGATCTGCTGCGGGCTTTGAAAGCTCTTCTTTAACTTCCTCTGCTGCGTTTACTTCCACTTCTTTAACCTCTTTTTTAAGTTGCTCTTCGGTGTCAACCTCTTCAACTTTTTCTGAGTTAGACTCTTTGTCTTTTTTAAGATCTGCGATTGCGTCTTCTAGGTTTTGGATCCTTTTTTCCATACCTTTCCAATCTGCTACGTCAGCCTCTTCTTTACGGTCGTCGTGTTCGTCCATTTCTTTTTCATCATATTTCATTTCGACCTCTTTAAGTTCATCTATTAAACCCTCTTCCTTTACAACTAAAACCTCTCCGGACTCTAGTTCGTATTCGCCGATAGGCATTTTAACCTTTTCGTCATCAGATTTAATAAAAACTTCTTTACCTTGAGAAAACGCCTCAGCCGTTATAACTGTTCCATTTTCTAGTTTCCTATCTTCAAGCCTTACTTGAATATCTAGGATAGCTTTTATTTTATTTAACATTTCACTACTTTTCATAATTAACTATTTAACGATTTATAAAAAAAATTTTGCATTTTCACGATGCTACTCTACTAATTACTCCTATACCTTGAGCGAATAATGATCCGTCGCAGCACTTTATTGAGTATGTATTTTTGTCTTTACAATAGCAAGCTCGCCTAGATCCGTTAGGACTTGTACGAGACGGCCAATATTCTTTATTATTTATTTGCACAATTTGGGTATTTTTTAGGACAGTCTTTATTCATATTATCCTTGTTATGATATTCGCAAGGCATAAACCAAGTTTTGCCCTCTACGTCGTGAGTATGTATTCCCTCGCAACCAATATTTTTAGCCATTTCTTTAGCTTTGTCTTCGGTTGAATAAGCTAGTCTATCGTCAATAATAGCAAAATCGTCGTTTACAACTTGAGTAGTTAGTTCTAAAACTCCTAATTTTTTAAGTTTAGATCTACTCCAAGCTAAGCCCGCTTTACCTCCCCATAATAAATAACTAATAGTACCGCACGCTTTAGAGTCTGACTCATTATAATACTCCTCAGCTCTAGATAAATAAGAGTACATTCTTTTTATAGTAGCCTCTGAAATAGGTTTACCTTGAGCTAATTGAGACGCTCTGATCTTGCCGACATCTGTCGCACATTTATTCTTTATTTTTTTGTTTAGATCTATACCTCTTTTTGCGTTATTTTTAACTGACTGAGGATAATCTCTATAACTTTCTAATACTAAATTTTTACCGTCTTTATATCTTTTATCGTCTTTAATAATTCCTGTAATAATACTTAGCATATATTGAGCCTCTTCGTCTTCAATTTTAGCTAGATCCTCTTCAATACTTGGAGCTTTAATTTGCATTTTGTCAGCAAAATATCCCTCAATACTAAAGCCTTTTACTTTACCGCTCTCTACAAACTCTTCCCAAATTTTGTCGTTACTTACTTTTACGGATCCTACCCAAGTTCCGATAGGAAAATCAAAGCCATACTTTTTAGATTTATCGTGTACTTTATCCTCAACGATCCAAGACTCAACTAAAGTAAGTCCGTTTAATTCGTGTTTATGTTCTAAGGTCGAGTTATTTTGATTGCCTTGTTTTAGATATAATTGAGAGGCCTTTTCTATTGTCTCTTTTGAAAAATAAATATAATATTCGCCCTCATCATTTTTTCTATATATGGGTTTATTAGGAATTAATAAAGCTCCCATTAATATCTTTTTCTTTTTATCTACCTCTGCTAGTTTAAACTCTTGATTTTCTAGAGCTATAAAATCCTCTTCGATTGCGGGGTTTTCAACTATTGATATAGCCTCAACTCCGGTTATCTCTTGATCCTCGTCTAATATTAACTCGACTATTTTCATATTTGTATAACGTTTAAATTATTTTATTTTGTATTATATAGAGGCTCCGTCTATAATGTTTCTCTCTAAGCCTTGAGCCGTAGTAACGTCGTTAGATACTACAAACGCTTGAACGGGTTGAGAGTCTGTCTCTCCTATTGCTGCGGCTAACTGATTTACCCCTCCGGATCCTATTGTATTTATACTAGGCGGATTTGGTACGGGAGGAGGGCTTGGAGCTGCTGCACTTGCTCCGCTTGATCCTACGGTAGCTCCGGCTATTTTTGGAGCCGGCGTAGATACAATCTTTTTAACTGTTTTTATACCGGCTATTATTGCTGCTCCGGCTGCTACTGCTCCTAAGGCGGGGCCGACTATTGGAATACCCGCTAAAGATTTATAAGAGTCTTGAGCTGATTGATATGTAGATATAGTTGTAGAGGCAATAGCTGCGGCTTTACCGGCGGCCGTTTCCTCTCCTAATATAGTAGCTAGATTTGCAAAACCTTGAGCTGCTATCGCTGATTTTTGTTGTTGAGTTAATTTTTCCCAATACGTCTCATTTTTGCTAGTCTCTTCTGCTCCTTTAGATCTAATTTGTGTTACTTTTTCTGCAAGAGCTGCCTCTAAATTAGCAGCATCTAAACCGTTGGCTTTTGCTAGATCTATAAGATTTTGGTAATGCTCAGTAGTTTTAATTATTTCTAACTCTCTTCTCTCATCTTCACTAACTGCCTCAGCCTCTCTAATATTATTTTTAAGATCTGATAAAGCCTTTGCATCTGCGGCCTCTTTGGTTTCCTTTTCTTTTCTAGCTTTTTCAACTTCGGCATCTGCCGCTTTCTCTTCTGCTAATTGTTCAGCCGCTATTCTTTTCCTTTCAGACTCGGCCTCTCTTAAATTAGTTGTTATTTCTGCGGTTAGTGTTTTTTGCTTTTTAAGTCTTGAAGACTCTAAGTCAATTAATCTAGCTTGAAGTTGAGCCTCTTCGTCAAGATCCTCTTTGGTAGAATCGCTTAAACTATTTTCTAATTGTTTAGTTTCAAATCTGATTCTAGCTGCCTCAATTTCTTTTTTAGTTATTTCGTCTTCTATCCTACCGGCCTCTTTAAGAGCTGCTATCCTATCCTCAATAGATACGTTTTCTTTATCGGCTGCTTTCTCTCTTAATTCATTAAATTTTCTAGTAGCCTCTGCTCTATCTAATAATAATTGTCTATCTAGTTTATCCGCTCTTGCTCTTTCGTCTGCTATTTGATTTGCTAGTTGTAATTCTTTTCTAGTTTCCTCTCCAAAGTTTTTTACCTTTTCAGTAACCTCAGAGAAATTATTTTTAAGATCATCTATTGCTCCTCCTAAATTTTTAAAGTCTCCCGTTAATACAGTTCCTATAACTTTACCTACTGACATTAAGGTTTTACCTATTCTAGCTAAGACATCTGAAACGTTACCGGTTATAACCGATATTCTAGTCATTATTTTAGAAAACTTATTTTGTCCCTCTTCGCTTGAAGTAAAGGCTTTTCCTAAAGCTACAACTCCTAATACTAAAGCTCCAATACCCGTAGCAATAATAGCTACTCTCATTAAATTAAATCCTTTAGTAGCTCCCGCTAAAGATCCTGTTAGATTTTTAGTACCGCTTATTAATCCTCCGGTTTGCTGATCTAATATTCCTACTACTCCGGAATAATCTTTAGTTGCTTTTGTATTATCTTGAACTACTTTGTTATTTTTTTTACGCTCTGAATTGATTTGTTTTAAAGCGGTTTTTTCCTCATTAATAGCGGCCTTAGTTTCTTTAATTTTTTTATTGAGATTAGATCTCTTTTGCATAGCCCGACCGGAGTTACCCGTAGTCTTATCTAGCTCTTTATTATATTTATTAAGATCTTGTTGTAAGTCAATAATAAGATCCTCGCTTGCTGCAAAAGATTTATTTAACTCATCTA